GATAGATACTTAGTTGCGGGATCCATCCAAAAGTTTTTCCACCATGTTTTCAGCTTAGTCATTATAACCGAACTCCTTATGAATGCTCTGAATCGTTTCCTGATTCAATTTAGCAACAAGAGTGTAGTAGTCATCTTGACGGTATTCACCGTGGCTGATAAGCTGTTTTGCTACATGTTGATTAGCCTGTGTTTGCCTAGCAATCATCCAGCCAATCATAATACCTTGAAGGGTTTTCTTTACACCATTCCAGAGTACGTTAAGCACGCTCCTGGAGTAGTTCAGCGCTATTGTTGTCATTTGTTTCCTCGTTAGTTCCAATGTTGATCTTACGAGGCTGCTTTTCTTTTGGAAGGACTACTTCTAATTTGACAGTAAGAATTCCATCCACAAGATCTGCACCGGTTACTTCCGTGTATTCGGACAGTCTAAATGACTTTTTCCAATTTCTTGCACTAATACCTTTGTGAACATACTTGGCTTGATCTCTACGCGCAGGTCTATCACCCTTGATTGTAAGGACGTGATCTTTCACTTCGATATCAATATGTTCTTGTTTGAATCCAGCCACAGCAAGTTCAAGAGTATACTTAGCGTCTTCTTCTTTCACTACGTTGTGAGGCGGATAGGTATCCTTCGCATGAGCATGAATGTTATTCAACTCGTCGAAGATGTGGTCGAAACCTAGAAAAGCGTTTCGCGGGAATGCGAATGTGTTGTTAGTCATCATATTTCCTCCTATTGACTAGCAAGGTTAATTTAAGCACCGGTTAGTCCGCATGCTCTATAATATATATAATACTTTTTTCCAGAATGTAAAGGGCTAAAGTATTATTTTTTGCGATTTTTTCTCGCGTTCTTACGTTTCGTAGAGCCTTTCTTTCTTCTCCCTTTTGGAGGACGATTCTTATGAGGCCATGGCATTACTTATTTGTTCCTATGTTATACTTAGGATGCAACTGCCATTTATCCTTGTCCTTATAAGAAATGATCTTGATCTGTCGTAACGGCGCTTTGCTAGTAGCCTGATCGTTATTCACAATAGTGATAAGTCCCCAGTCAGATAGCAGTGTAGCCACCGTGTTTCTACGTTCAAGATCGTTCTCCATCAAGTTAGATGGCTTACCATCTAGCAAGAAGAGCTCCTTGAAATGCGTGATAAAATACCTGCCTTGCTTATGTAGTATATGGCAAGACTGATATAGAATATTGTCTTTGCGGGAAGCAACTCCGATACGTGTCAGCGTTTCACGTACTTTAAGGAAGTCGTCCGGCTCATTGAGGGTTACTTCCAGCATCATAGCTGGAGTCCACTCCTTAATCTCGTTACTTTGATTTTCCACCTTTGTACACCTTTTTTCTTAGTTCTTCAAGTTGCGCATCATTTAGTAAGGTGAGAGCTTGGCGGGCTTTTTCGTTGCTGTAACCATAATACTCTTTGATCACTTCGATATCTGCGATCTTAGTTGCTTTCAACCACTTACTGAAACGCTTTTGTTTCCTAATGGTATTTATAAGAAAATCAAATTTAAGACGGCTATCTATGTGATGATGGCGATTCATTTCATTAGCCAGCAGTACGGTATCATAGAAGTAAGACAAGCCACGGTTAACCATGAAAGAGTTATAATCCTTCTCGGCGAGATCATCAACCATGATGTCTCGCTTTGAAGTATTAATCGCGTTTAGATAATCAAACGGGGTCACTAGGTTTTTCCTCCTGATCCGGCATCCAGTGCGTTACGTCACCGGTTAGGAATCCATAGCTACAAGAAAACATATGCATGCCTTTCCACTCTTTACCTTCTTCGTCTACATAGTATCCGTCAAAGGTACCACGGTGGCTTCCCACCACGTCGAAATAGTACCATACGTTATCGCCGACCTCCGGCATCTTATCTTCGCATTTTATCCACATTAGCTAAACCTTTCTATTAGAGCTACAATTGTTTGGTAACCCATCCATATGAATATACAAGCAATACAGAACTTCAGGAACTTATTCATTCCATCGTCTGACATTACTTCCCAATGTGGTCTTACGTCTTTTTTCTTAAACATCAGAACCATCCTAGCTTTATGCCATTATGAGCGATGATAAAAAAACAAGCGACCATATGAGTAAGAACCCATGCTGTACGCAAGATAGCTGCAACGTCACTTTCATAGTTATCTCCTATTTTCGAACCGATAGTTTTTGCCCAGATTCGCCAAGCCTTTTTCATTCTCATACAAACTCCACGTTTGCCATGATTTCTGTCATACACGCTACGGTGTTGAGCTCATGGTCGGCGACAAAGGCGTTTTTGTACTGGTACTCGGCTAAGATCAGTACAAGTTGTGGAATAGACTGTGGTTTAACACAGTCATTCATATTATCATAAAGACCACGGAAGATAGCAGCACTTTCGATATCCATATTGTTGGCTACCCAAGCCCGCATCTTCTTAAAGTCTTTAGACTTCAATGACTGTAGTAAATCTGGAAAAAGTTGTAGTCCAGAATCACCAGTAGCAGTCCTAGCCACACTCCCCAGAACAGAATGCTTTTGTAGTTCATTTAGAATCCTCCTCCAATCAGGTGCATGTTTCATGATAATGTCGGCAAGGATTGGTTCTTCGTAAGTAATATCCTCACCATCAAGGATGCCCTTGGCACGAGTCATAAACTCACCACAAAGTACAGCCATGTCTTTTTTAGTAGTATTGAACTCGTAGATACCACACCTAGAGTGTAGTGGCTCAATAATACGATTCTTAAAATTACATGTAAGAATGAACCGGCAGTTGTTGCTAAACTCTTCAATGAAACCACGAAGAGCAGGTTGTGTTGACTGCGGGTTCAGGTAATCTGCCTCATCAAGGATCACAACCTTGTAGCCACCAGATAGAGAGACAGATGATGCGAACTGCTTGATCTTGCCACGTAAGGTATCAATATTGCCTTCCTCAGATCCATTGATCAGGATCCAGTCGAGGTTAAGCTCATTACAAAGAGCCTTGGCAACCGTGGTCTTACCGAGACCAGCTGTTCCTGTAAACAGCATGTTTGGCAGTTCGCCGGATTTGACAACTTCCTTAAAGAATCCTTTGAGATCCGCAGGAAGAATTACGTCATCAATAGTTTTAGGCCGATACTTTTCGACCCAGAGAAAGTCATCACTCATTCAATTGCTCCATAACAAAAATATATTATAACACATTTTCACGTGTTTGTAAACGGTTAATCGTCGTTGATTGTTCCTCCAGGCTTAAAGTCTTCGTCAATCTCAGGTAGTTCTTCTTGAGATGGATAGCCAGGTGGAACAGTTCCGTCTTCATTAATTTCCTCTGGCTTTGGCGTATTAGCTTCTGCAAATGCTGCTAGTCGATCTCTAACTGATCCAACCGAAGCCATTTCATTTCCTCTGAATGCTCCTCGTTCAGAACATGCGTCAATGATCTTAACCACCGACAGCAGATCGTTGATATTCAGAGTCGGTGCTTCCGTCTTCTCTTCCATCTAGTTTCTCCTTAATTGTTTTAACTCTGTGTTTCATCCATGCAATGGACGTGTGAATGTGACCTGTATCGTGAGGTTGGAGTTGAGTTTCTGCATATGCAATCTCTTCCAACAACACGACCAGTCTGTCACTGTTACTTACCAATGACATTTAACCTCCGTAGTTTGAGCTCGTCTCAAGAGCAATAAAATAATGAATTGGCTGAGTAGTATGTTGCCACTTCGAAATCAGCTTGGAAGAGATCTGTACGGTGTAATCACCAGGCACGATCTTAAAGTTACCTACGCTGAATACGAATCGATACGGGACAGTAGCAGCAGGACCATCAACCTTGAGTTCAAAGTTATTGGCTGTTGCATCTTCCACGTCAGTTACTCGAACAGTAACATCGTTATCACCTGCGTCGGCAGTTACTACTACATCGGTTACACCGAGTGCAGACGCTGCTTTTCGAAGTTGTGCAATATCACTATCAGTAAGTGTGATGGTGACCTCAGGGTCAGGCATGCTGATGGTCTTAGATGGAGATGTAAGAATGGAAGGATCGGAGAAGAAGTAATTCACCGACTTCCTGTCTTGTTGAATCTTGACAGATTTGAAGTCAGGTGAGAACACCAACTCCGGATCATCAAACATACTCATGACCCCGAGGAACTCGTTGAGATCGTAGATCCCAATACTTTCAGATGGAAACGTTTCTTCAACGTCAGTGAAGGCCAAGATGTACTTAGCAGTAGCTACAGTCTTGATCTCGTTTCCACCATTGAATACGATATTTGAATTGATGGCAGCAAAGTTTTTCAGCACATCACGGGTTTCATTAGACAATTTCATAGTTTAGGACTCACTTTCACTTTGTAGTTATTTAGTTGGTACGATGTACCAAAATCCATTTCAGCTTGACCATTCTCCCACTCAGGGTGGTCAACATCGTGCTGATGTAATGCAATGATTGCATAGTGTAGGATCTTCATTAGATCTTTACGGTTTGCACCATCTTTCTTTCCATAGCGCTGGGCATACTTAAGAACATTCCCAAGTGCAAAGCCCATGCCATGTCCACAGTCGATGATAAACTCTGTGGATTGAAACTTGTTTTTAGAGTAGTGACCTTTGTAGGTACTATCTATATATTCCTTTAGTTCAGAAACTAAGGGACCTTCGTTAAATTTATATTCAACACTCATTACGATACCTCATTAATTAGATTGTCGAGTTCATCCATAGGATTGCCCATCATCTCGTCAAACTCAGACGAGGTGGAGGAAGTTACAGAAGCATCAACCTTTTCATACAGGTCAAGGAATGCTGTCTTGGTATCTTCGTCAAACCTATTGACACACAACTCAATTGATTTAAGTCGATCTTTGAAGATCGAGAAAGTTTGTACGATATGGCAAAGCCTACGAGTAGAGATGAGATCATCAATACCTCCATCAAGGAAAGTCTTGCGAATAGTCTCTGACCAAGTGACCAGAGTTTCGGCAAAGGCTTCGTCGGTTTTACCGAACTTGTCCATATGCTTCAACACAATCTTCTTTTCGATATTGGTTGATGGATATGGTTGCTCCATAGTAATCGTGAACCTCTCAAGGAAAGCTTCATCAATGATGTTGGCTGCAATGAACCTACCATCATCAGAACCTTTACCTTTGGTATTGGCTGTAGCGATTACGTTGAAACCATCGGCTGGGGTTACAACCTCACCAGTCTTCTTGATAAGAACTGGCTTACCTTCAAGGACACCTTGAAGACACATGATCTTGTTAGAACCACGATCAAGTTCATCGATAAGAAGGATTGCACCTTTCTTCATGGCCTTGATAACAGGACCTTCGGCAAAAACCGTTTCACCGTTAACAAGCCTGAAACCACCGATGAGATCGTCCTCGTCAGTTTCAGGTGTGATTTGAACACGAATGTACTGGCGTTTTGCCTTAGCACAACCTTGTTCAACCATGATTGTCTTACCGTTACCGGATAGACCAGTAATGTACACAGGATAGAAAGCGCCAGAAGCAATGATAGCTTCAACGTCGCTGAAGTGACCCCAACGTACAAAGTACTTGTCGAGTTCAGGTACGAATATTTCATCGTTCATAACTGATTGAACGTTTGTAGGCACCTTTGACTCCTGAGGT